TCTCAGGTCACGGCCACGATGTCCGATTACATCGCGGCGGAATACAGCGACATCTTCCATCAGGCGAAGGTGAACTTTGATGAGCGCCGTGAACTGGTGCAGGTGGTGGGCAACGCGATTGGCCGCCGCATGGATCAGCTTGTGATCGACGCTCTGAACTCGGCTTCGTCGCCGTCCACCGTTGATACCAACGTCGGTGGCACGGCTACGAACATGAATCTGGCAAAGCTGCTGGCGGCGAAGAAGGCTCTGGACGCGAAAAACGTCCCGGCTGAAGGTCGTTGCATTGTCATTCATGCGAATGGCCTGTCGGCTCTGCTGGATGAAACCGAACTCACTTCGAGCGATTTTGCCACAACTCGTGCGCTAGCTCGCGGCGAGATAGACACGTTTTTGGGTTTCAGGTTCGTCACCCTTGGTGATCGTGACGAGGGCGGTCTGCCGCTTCCGTCCACGCGCACCAGCTTTGCCTTCCATCGTGATGCGGTTGGCATGGGCGTGGGCATGGGCCAGAAGTCCGAAATCAACTATGTGCCTGAGAAGACGTCCTTCCTCGTCTCCTCGATGTTCTCCGCTGGTGCGGTTGCCATCGACGACGAAGGCATCGTCAAGATCAGCAGCACTGAGTAAGGAGGACTAGATCATGGCTTTTGATGCTGCTGGATTGGGCGTTGTTTCGGCCTCGAAGAAGGGTAATGCTCCTAGCATTTACACCTATCAGACCGCCGACACTATCGCTACCGTAAACACTGCGGGATATTTCAACGATATCTCCGACACGCTCGCTGTTGGCGATCTGATCTATTGTGTCACCTCCACGGGTGGCACACGGGTCAGCACGCTGACGCAGGTTCTCTCGAACGCGAGTGGGGTTGTTGACGTTGCGGACGGCACGACGCTGGCCGCGACTGACGGCGACTAATGGATTGGGGCGGGTTTCGGCCCGCCCCTTTCTTTTTAAAGGTTCGACATGGCTGCTGGTGATACCAAGCTATCAATATGTTCTGACGCGCTGCTTATGCTCGGCGCGTCTCCGCTTTCCAGCTTCAGCGATGGTACGGACGAGGCGCAGATTGCTGACCGTCTGTACGACGACACGCAGGATACGCTTTTGATGCAGTATCCCTATTCGTGGTCCGTCAAGAAAGTTGCCTTGGGCCGTCTGGTTGACGCGCCAATCAACGAATGGAAATACAAGTTTGCGCTGCCCGGAGACATCCTCGGCAATCCCAAAGCCGTTTTCACGACGAGCGCCGTGTCGGCTAATCCTGTGCGCGACTTTGAAATCTATAGCGGTGGCTTGTACACCAACTATGAGACGGTTTGGATTGATTATCAATTCCGTCCAGAACCCGCCTCATTTCCGCCTTATTTTGTGAGGTTGCTGAAATATGCACTGGCGGCAGAGTTCGCGGAACCGATCACGGACCAGTCCTCAAAGGGAGACTTCTTCCACGGTCGTGCGTATGGTTCTCCTAGTGACAATATGCGCGGTGGTCTTGTTCGTGTGGCTATGAACATTGATGGGGCTGACCGACCGGCGCAGGTCATCCACGAGTTCCCTCTGACTGATGTTCGTTACTAATGCGCGTAGTCAGCATCCAGAATGATTTTACGTCTGGTGAATTAGACCCGAAGCTCCGGGCGCGTACTGATATTGCTCAGTACAAGTCGGGTCTCACTACGGCTCGGAATGTATCCATTCAGCCGCAGGGAGGAGCGAAACGCCGCGACGGTACCAAGTTCATCTTTGAACTTGATGCTGGCGCGGCTAACGCTGTGCGGATGGTGCCGTTCGAGTTCAGCGTCTCAGACAGCTACATTCTGGTCTTCACGCCGGGCAAGATGTATGTCGTCAAGGACGGCGTTCTGATTACGGATATCAATGGCAGTGGCAACGACTACCTCACCGTTTCTGACCTGACAGCCGCGATTCTGCCTGAGATGAATTGGACGCAAAGCGCGGACACGGTGATTGTCGTCCACGAAGACCTTGAGCCGCTCAAAATTCTGCGCGGCGCGACTGATGCGTCGTGGACCGCTGAGACGCTCGTTTTTAATTTCATACCGAAATTTGCGTTTAATCTTGATACGCATGAACCGACGTATAACATCACGCCTTCCGCCGCCAGTGGTAATGTCGAAATCACTGCGTCTGGCGTTACCACGGATACCGGAACGGCACAGGCCGGGTCGTCCAATACGATCACGTTGAAAGCTGCCAGCAGCTTCACTAGTGATGACCAGCCGAACGGAATGTTCATTGAGATTAACTCTGGTGCCGGGGCTGGCCAGACTCGTCATGTTGAGGATTATGTTGCGTCTACTAATGTTTTGACCGTTTTCCCGGCGTGGGACACGCCGCCAGACGCAACTTCAAGCTACGAGGTCAAGGCGTTCAAGCCAGCGGCTGTTAACGAGTATATCAATGTGCTGAATGGATTTGGGCGCGCTCGCATCGTTGAATATGTCAGTGACACCGTTGTCCGCGCGTTTGTCGAGATTCCGTTTTTCGATGACAGCGCGATCTCGTCTGGCGACTTTGAGACTGAACATGGCTATGAAGACACATGGTCAGCGACCCGTGGCTATCCTCGGAGCGTCACCTTCCATGAAGGTCGCTTGTATTTTGGCGGCAGCAAGGCGCGACCGTCTACGATCTGGGGCTCTCGCGTTGCGTCATTCTTCGACTTTGCGCCGAACGAGGCGCTGGATGATGATGCGGTAGAAGCTACTCTGGATACCGGCACGTTCAATGCCGTGGTGGACGTTTACTCTGGTCGGCACCTACAAGTGTTTACGACCGGCGGCGAGTTCTTTGTTCCGCAAGCACTGGACGAACCGATTACCCCGGCGAGCCTTATCGTTAAACAGCAGACGGCTTTCGGCATGAAGCCGGGCCTGCGCGTCCAGAATGTTGATGGTGCTTCGCTCTAGATCCAGCGGCAGGGCAAGGCCCTGCAAGAGTTCATCTTCTCGGATACGGTGAACGCATACACGTCTGCCAAAATTTCCCTGCTGTCGTCGCATCTCCTAAAATCGCCGGAAGAAATCGCCGTGCGTGTGGCGACTAGCACGGATGAAGGCGACCGCTTGATGATCGTGAATGGCGATGACGGTTCTATCGCTTGCTACACATTGCTTCGTTCGCAGAACGTCATCGCTCCGTCTGAGTGGACGACGGATGGCGAGTTCATCAATATCGGCGTAGACGTTGACACGATCTATGTCGTGACCAAGCGAACCGTCAACGCCGCGACCGTTTACTATGTGGAGATGTTTGATGAAGATGTTCTACTCGATTGTGCCAAAACAGGTGGTGCAGCGTCTTCAGTCAATATGGACCATCTTGAGGCAGCTACCGTTAAGATTGTCCGTGACGGTATTGTCGAGCCTGACCAGACTGTTCCAGCTTCTCCATACACTGTCACTTTTGCAGAAGCAGCGACTGGAAGCTATCAAGTCGGACTTAATTTCACGCCTGAAGTAAAGACCCTTCCAGCGGAGCCGCGCCTTCCCAGCGGCTCGCTCAAAGGCTTCAAGAAGCGCATCTTTGAGGTCAATGCCGAATTGTTTTCTACCCAGTCAATGACGATCAACGGCAAGGAGATTCCGTTCCGTCGTCTTGGTGGCAGCATCTTGGATGATGACGTGCCGGAGTTCACTGGCCTGAAGACGCTGCACGGCATCTTGGGTTACAGTTATGATGGGCAGATCACCATCAGTCAGAACGCACCGCTGAAGATGACGGTGCTTGGATTGGATTATAAAATGAGTGCGGGGCAGTAACATGGCGGCGGCACTAGCGGCAGCAGCACCATATATTTTGGTTGGGGCAGGGGCACTGGGGGCCGTTGGGTCCGTTCAAGCGGGCAGCGCACAGGCGCGTGGCCTGATGGCGCAAGCGCAGCAAGCGGCTGAGATGGCGACGCTGCGCCGCACTCAGGCCAGAAGCGAAGTTCTGAAGTACAAGCAGCAAGGCGTTGAGGTTCTTAACCGCATCATAGAAAACGATGCGGCCATTGTTGCCCGCGCTGGTGCTGGTGGCATTGATCCGTTCAGCGGCAGCGCCCGTTCGCTTCAGCAGTTTGCTTTGTCCAAGGGTGCTGGCGAACTTTACATGGGCATGGATAATGCGATCATTCAAGATCGCATGGGCGAACTAGCGGCGTTGCAATACGAGGCGCAGGCCGGTCAGCTTGCGGCGCAGGCTGGAGCGGCAAAGCGCGCTGGTTTCTTCAATGCGATTGCTACAATCGGCACAGCGGCTGCTACCTACGGTATGTTAGGCAGTGGGCCAACCCCTGAGCTTGAGACGCTCGGGATCGCCGACATCTAACATTTTTGAGATTTATTAGAATGGCCCGTCTCCCACGTTATAGCCCGCTTGGCGTCAGTATCGCATCCGTTCCCGGCTTGCCGACCGTAGACTACACCGCAGCAGCCTCAGCGGAGGCGCGCGGCTATGAGTCCCTTTCTCGGGCGCTGGATAAGGTGTCTCAGTTTGCGTTTGAGAAAGCATCTCAGCAAAGGAAGCTGGAATGGCAAGAAGCTGGCCTAATGGCTCCAGAGAATGTTCTGGAACAGCTTTCTGGCAAGAAATTATCAGAAATGAGCGCCGCAGAGAGGGAGGGATACCGGGTAGCATCTGATGTTTTCGGTTCTGAAATTGATTTCAGGGCACGGAAGGAGTTGGGGCAGATCGCTCTGCGTGGGGAATACGAGAAAAAATCCGCGCAGGAAATTGATGCTGAAATGAGTAAAGCAATCGCTGGCTTTTCAGAAGCTGCCGGAATGCTATCTCGCGAACAGCAGATCAAGGTTTCTCGCAGTCTTCGGTCCGTGCGCGAGACTGCCTTCCTGAAATCGTCCGAACGCGAGATGAAGCAACTTGAAGCCGAGCATCGCGCCGCTGGGTTTGAGGGCTTGGAACTATACCAGAAACAAATGGAAGATGTTGCTGGAACAGGCAAGGGTAACTTTGAAGAAATTCTAGCTGACCGCAAAGACGAACTTGGTATTTTCCTAAAGGCTCATGGGTTTTCACCTGTAGAAATATCAAAACAGCAGATTGCACTTGAGGAATCCGGCAGAAAGGCCAGACTTCGTGGCCTTTTTGGCCGAGCCGAGACGTTGACCGGCAAGCGTTCCTTCGTTGAGCAAATCAAGCGTGATCTTGAAAGCGGTGGCCCGCTAACGTATAATCTTGACGATGATGCCGTCAGAACGGTCATATCTCAATTCAATTCGGAAATCGCCTCGGCTCAGAGCCAATTAGGGCCGCAGCTTTCTTTAATTAGAGAAAAAATTGCACGAGACATCACAGCCGTAATTAAAAAGGGGTTTGAGCCGTCTCCCGCCGTCATTGCGGAAACGAGAAAGCAGCTCTCGGAACTTGCGGCTTCTGGGCTCAATGTAGAAAAAGATTTGCGTGATCTAGACAATGCCAGCGCAGATGCTGCCTTTTCTGGCGCAATAAAGCTGATTTCTCTTACTGAAAAAGAACAGCTTCGGGCCGATCTTTTGCAAAAAACCCGCGACGGGGCAACTGGACAGCAAGCGCGCCAGATTGAAATTTTGCAGAGTTCCATCAAATCCCAGCGCACAACGCTAAAAAATGACCCGGTTTCTTGGGGAAAACAGATAGGCGCGATTTCTGAAGACAATCTAATTGTCGCCATGTCTGCCACAGAGCGAGAGAATTGGCAAAATCTTATCGATGAACGGGTCAGACAGGTAGAAGGATTCGCCATTCGGCAAGGTATTTCACCTCAGTATCTAAGCAAGACTGAGGCGGATTACCTGTCTGCTCAGTTCAGCAATGCGGACGATGCGGGCCGAAAGAGGTTGCTTTACGAAATCAACTCTGGTTTCGGGAGCAAATCCTACGAGGTTTATAAGCAAATCTCGAAAGAAGCGCCCATTTTGGCACATATTGGAGGGCTGATCCAGTCCCAACAGAAATATAATGACACAGGCTCTGAACTCACTATTGAGCGCGCCCTTAGAGGGATGCGCCTTATGGAAGTGAACGCCGATATTAAACAATTCTACAATGGCCCCTCTTTTAAGGAGGCTGGCCTAACGCTGTTCTCCGCGTTTAACAGGATGCCAAAGACTAAAGGCAACATGATAGAAGTCAGTGCGGCGATCTACGCCGGTTCAGATCATGATACAAAGACAGCAACTTCCGGCGCTTGGAGGTCAGCAATCCAAGACGCGGCTGGCCGTGTCCGTAACGCGGATGGGGAGGACTACGGTGGCATCGTCAAATATAACGGCGCATATGTCGTGATACCGTCTTCAATTAGGCAGGATGGCGGTCTTGACCTTGAGGCCGTTATGGATAAGTCCAAGCCAGAGTTTCTAACTGACTATAGAGACGGCATGGGGCCGCGCGACCCAAACGGCCAACCGCTTGATATTAAAAAATTGATTGATAGCAACGATATCATTCTTCGCAGTGTTCAGGATGGTCTTGTTGAAGTTAGCTTCAAAAATAACGGCAATGAAATGTACGCACTAAATGAGGCCGGTTTAAGATTTACGCTAAACCTTCGTTCGGTGTCTGAGGCTGTGTCGTCTTTGGGGCGCTAAATGTCATTCTTCTATGACGAAAT